GACCACGCCATCCCGGTGGACGCCATTGAGGTAGGGGCGAACGCCCAGCCCGAGCCGCAGATACCGGCCGGGCCCGTCACTATCGAACCATCGGCGACGCCGCCCATCGGTGCAATGAGACAGGACGCGCTGCAGGTGGTGAAGCCAGCCGAAAGCAAGACGGCGCCGCCCGCGGTCGGTATGATCGCAACGAGGCGGTGATGCTGAGCACAGCGGAGCAACAGGACCTGGCCGGCGCTTACTACGCGGCCGAGGAGAACCTGTGCGCGCTGGCCCGCACCGACATGCGGGCGTTCTTCGACTTCGTCATGCGCGACGAAGAGACGGGAAAGCCCGTCGAAATGTGCCCGGTACACGAGGCGTGGCACAGGCTGGCCGACCAGTACGACCGGCTGATGCTGTGGGGCTTCATGGAAAGTGGAAAGTCGCAGAGCGTTAGCGTTGCGCGCACCCTGTGGGAGCTGGGACGCGACCCGACCCTTCGCTTCGCCATCGTGTCGAACACCAGCGGCATGGCGGTGAAGATCGCGAATCAGATCGGGAAGTACATCCGGGAGTCCGAGGAGCTGCACCGGGTGTTTCCTCACCTGCAGCCCGACACATCGATGCCCTGGAACAGCGAGCAGCTCACGGTCAAGCGCCCCACATTGTCGAAGGATCCATCGGTCAACACACTGGGCATCGGGAGTAATACCCAGGGCGCCCGCATCGACCGCGCCATCCTGGACGACGTGCTGAACCGCGAGAACACGCGGACCAAGTACATGCGGGACGAGACGCAGGACTGGTACCTCAAAACCATCCCGGGCCGCATGACTGGCCGTGGCCGCATCATCGGGGTGGGCAACGCGTGGAACCCCGACGACCTGTACCATCGGCTGGTCAAGAACCGGCGCTGGCGCGGCTTCAAGTTCCCGATCGTGAAGCGCGACGGGACGAGCGCCTGGCCGGAGCGATGGCCGATGGCCCGCATCGAGCAGCGCAAACAGGAGTTGGGGCCGCTGGAGTCGAAGAGCCAGTTGATGTGCGAGGCACTCGACGACGCCACGTCACGATTCAAGAAGGACTGGATCGAGAAGTGCAAGGCCCGCGGCGAGGGCACGCGTTTGGCGTACGCGATTCGCGCGATTCCTCCAGGGTGCAAGGTCTACATCGGCGTGGACTTGGCGGTAGGGCGCAAGAAGCAGAACGCGCGGACGGTCTATTTCGTGCTGCTGATCCACCCGAATGGCGATCGGCAGGTGCTGTGGATCGAAGCCGGGCGTTTCATGGCAGACGAGATCATGGAGAAGGTGGTGGCCCTGCACCAGCGCTTCCACGGAATCTTCGTAGTGGAGAACGTCCAAGCGCAGGACTACCTGTGCCAGTTGCTCGTCAAGTGGACGTCAGTGCCGATCATCCCGTTCACGACCGGTAAGAACAAAGCCGACCCCTCATTCGGCGTCGAGGCCATGGGGGTGGAGTTCGCGAACGGGAAATGGATCATCCCGAACGACAACGGCCAATGCGATCCAGAAGTCGAGATATGGCTAGATGAGATCCGGGCGTATCACCCCGACGCGCACACGGGCGACTCGCTCATAAGTTCGTGGTTCGCGAAGGAAGGCGAGCGTCTCGGCATTCAGCCTCCCAAACCGCAAGTCGGAACTGTACGACTGCGGCTCAACCCACTATGATACGGTGAACACGTGACGACTCTGTCAGCTAAAGCAGACAGCTTCTCGGACCAGAGCAGGGTTGCTCTTGAGGCCCGCAGGCCCCGTCCGGGCCTGGAGTGCGCGCGCCAGCACATTGCGGGCGGCGTTCTCGTCTCTGTGCAGAGACAGCCCACAGTCTGGGCAGGTGTGCCAGCGGTCAGCCAAGGTCTTGGCTACCACGACGCCACACCCGCTGCATTCCTGGGATGTCCCGCGCGGATTCACAGCCACGACTTCCGCACCGGCTCTTTCGGCCTTGCAGCGGAGGACGTTCACGAAGCCGGCCCAGCCGGCGTCGGAGATTGCACGAGCGAGCGAGTGGTTCTTGAGCATGTTGGACACGCTCAAGCTTTCCACTCCGATCAAGCCGTACAACCGGATCAGTTTCAAAGCTACTTGGTGGTGATGTTCGTGCCGCAGGTTGCGGACGCGTGCATGCAGGACGCGGACTCGGCGCGATGCCTTTCTGCGGTTGCGACCGCCCTTCTTTTTGCGCGAGGTTGCGCGCTGGAGTCGGCGCAGCTTCGGCAACTCGGCCTTCTGGTAGCGGGGATTCCCGATGCGTTGACCGTCGCTTGTGGTGAGGAATGCCTCCAGGCCAACGTCGATGCCACCAGCGGGGAGCGTGCTCGGAGCAACGACAACGTCGCCCAAGTCGCAGGACAGAACCACGAACCACTTGTCGGCCTCGCGCTTGAGAGTGGCAGTCTTGACCGTGCCATCGACGGAGCGGTGGATCTTCGTGCGAACCGTGCCCACGTGCTGGACGCGCAGCCGATTGTCGGCGAGGCGGATGCCATCACCGTAGGCCGGGAAGGTCACGCTGTCGTAGTGCTCGCGTCCCTTGAAGCGTGGAAAACCCGGCGCCTTGCTACCCTGCTGGCAGCGTCGGAAGAAGTTCTGGTACGCCTTATCGAGCCGTCGCAGTGTCGCTTGCTCCGAGGAGAAGTTGGTGCGTGCCTGGTACGGATCGGACGCTCGCAACTCCTTGAGCTGATTCGATTGAGCGTAGTAGTTGAGGCTCAACCCGCGCGTCTCATAGGCCAGCTTGCGCTGCTCCAGGGCGGCGTTGTAGAGCCGCCTGTGCGTCTCCACCATGATGCCAAGCTCGCGCGCTTGGTTGGCGGTCGGATACAAGCGGAACTTGAAGGCCCGGCGCATGTTCAGCCCGCTTTGCGTTTTTCGTCGATAATTCGCCGAACCAACTCGGTCACGGGAATCCCGAGGCGTGTGGCTTCCCTGCGGAGCCATTCATTCGCGGGTTTAGAGAAACTCAGGAGCATCTTTTCCACACACAAAGCATCTCACACAGATATGCGGTGTCAACCAAGAGGAAGAGGGGACGCGCTTCCTCTGTCGCCTAAAGGCGACAGTCCCCGCGCGGTGACATGATGGCGTCTGGAATAACGAGGGACATTGGGGCAGCGGCCCAAGTGGTCGGCGCAGTGGCCGACCAGCAGCTCGTCAACGAGCGGATGCGGCGGCTCGGGCTGTCGCCCACACAAGTGGAACTGAACCGGCTGTACGCCTACTTCCGCACGGCCCAGCACGATGCCTGCGTGATCGGGTGGGACGGCGATCCACACTTGGACGCGGTGTCACGCGAGGGGGTGGCGTCGTCGCAAGTGCTGCCGGCCGGCTACGAGGACGTGGGCAAGAACCTCAGCAATCTTCCCCTGAAGTATCGGCGACCGTCTGTGCCGTGCCACCTGTGCCACGTGATCGTGTCGCGCTTCACTGACCTGCTGTTCACGGAGCAGCAGGCACCGGCGTGGAAGGCGGCGGGCGACCCACTGACCGAGTCGTGGGTTCAGTCGGTCACGAAGGCGGCGGGCCTGTGGGCCACCATGATGCTGGCGCGAGACATGGGCGGGGCCATGGGGACCGCGATCGTGGGCTTCAAGATCATCGCCAGCAAGGTGCTGTTCGAGAGCTTCGACCGGCGGTGGTGCTTCCCGACCTGGGATCCGAAGAAGCCGGGGCAACTGGCCAAGCTGGAAGTCCGCTACATGTACCCGAAGGAAGTCCGCTCCGACACCGGCGAGTGGGAAGAGAAGAAGTTCTGGTACCGGCGCACAGTGGACCACGAGGCGGATTGTCTGTGGAAACCCCAGGAAGTGGGGGACGGCTCGACGGAACCCGATTGGGCGAACCCAGAGACCGTCGAGGAGTTGGTGAAGCACGGCTACGGCTTCGTACCCATCGAGTGGATCCAGAACAAGCCGGTGACTGACGACATGGACGGGGATCCTGATTGTCTCGGCTGCTACGACTACTTCGATCGCATCGGCGAGCTGGACTCGCAGTGCCACACGGGCTCGGCCCGGAACGCCGACCCGACGCCCGTGCTAGCTAGCGACGGCGACTTCAGCCAGGTCAAGCTGGGCAGCCAGAGTGCCGTCAAGACCGAGAAGGGCGGGACACTCGGGTATGCCGAGAGCACCGGCAGCAGCATCGACATCGCGGCCAAGCAGTCCGACCGATTTCAGAAGAAGGCGCTACAGCTCGCGAGTTGCGTGCTGCCTGATGAAGAGGGCGAGGACGGGGCCGCCGTCACCGCTACCGAGATCAACAAGCGAACCGCCAGCATGTACGCCAAGGCGTCGATGCTGCGCCAACAGTACGGGAACCGCGGCGTCGTGCTGCTGATGCAGAAGCTCGTGACGGTCGCGCGCAAGATGGCCAAGGGGTCTCAGATTGGCGAGGACATCGTGACGGCGAGCGGCCAGCGCATCCTGGCCGGCACCATCGTGAAGTCCGAGATCGAACTGCCACCGAAGAAGTCCGATGATGGCAAGCTGGTGGCCGAGGCACTGGGAACCGTGCCCGGCGTCGTGCTCGAGCTGGTGTGGCCGCCCTTCTCTCAGGCGAGCGCCGCCGATACGTTGCAGAAGGTGCAGGGGACGTCGCAGGCGCGGCTCGCCAAGATCATCACACTCGACACGGCCGTGCGGCACGTCGCGAGTGATTTCAACATCGACAATCCCAAGGCGGAGATCGAAGCGCTCAAGAAGGAGCCACAGCCCGGGGCCGACCTGGCCGAGCAGTCACTGCGGGAACTGAACGAAGGACGTTGAGGGTGCGGATTGCCATCGACTGGGACGGCACGGTCATAACACAAGACCGTCCCTACGCCGACACGACGACGCCGATGGAGTTCGTCGACGGTGCGCGAGATGCGCTGCTGTCGCTCAAGAGAGCCGGTCACCTGCTTTTGCTGTGGAGCGGCCGCGCTTCCCGTGCCCTGCTGGTGGACCCGACGCTCGACCCCTTCGTGCGGGCCGGCGTCACGCAAGTGGACCGCGCCCACTGGCTGGCGTCCAGGGCGATCCACCGCGCTCGATACGAGCAAATGATCGAGTTCGTCGAGCGCGAACTCCCCGGCGTCTTCGATGCCATCGACGATGGCCTGGCGGGAAAGCCCAGCGTGGATCTGTTCATCGACGACAAGACGATGGTGATGCGCGGGCCTGCAACTTGGGCCCGCATTGCGCGTGTGTACGGTGAGACCGAACCGCTGTTCGGCGAGGAGGCTCTCGTCAGCCT